AAGTTCGCGATTGAATCTCATGCGACACATGGAACAATACTACTGACGGATACGGATGATGCTGAGTTGTGGTATACCACGGGAATTACTGATACGACCAAGTTCCCGCCTGTGTTTATTCATGCGTTATCATGGTTGCTGGCGTCTTATCTTTCCGTTCCCATTACCAGGAACCCTGATATCAAGAAAGCTACGTATGAACAATATCTCATGGTTCTGGGTAAAGCCACGAACATAGATAATGTGGGGCGCAAGGACGGTAGGACCGATACAAATCTTAAAACTTATAAGCCTAGCGGGATTAAGGCAAGGCTTGCCGGTGTATAAATGGGAACAAAAATTCACCAGAGGTCTTTTGGTGGAGGTGAGATTGCCCCGGAGATTCTCGGGCGCGTAGACCTCAACCATTACCAGACAGGGCTCGCAAAGTGTTATAACTTCTATCCATTACCAAGCGGTCCCGCCGTTAATCGTCCAGGGTTCCAGTTTGTCAAGGAATGCAAGGATGGCGGGTCATCTGTAGTACGGATTATTCCATTCATTTTCAATACAGCCCAGGCATATGCCCTTGAATTCGGTGAGCTTTATATGCGGATTCATACTGAGGGTGGTACTGTCCTGGAAGCCAATAAGACTATTTCTGGGGCAACCCAGGCTAATCCATGCGTCATTACCGCAACGGCACATGGGTTCCTAGACGGGGAAGAATGCTACATTTCCAGTATCGTCGGGATGACCCAGTTAAATGGGCGGTATTTCAAGATCGCCAACAAAACAACCAATACATTTGAGATAACAGACCTGCAGGGCAATAACATCAATAGTTCCGCTTACACGGCTTATGGGTCGGCTGGAACCGCGGCAAGGGTTTATACTCCCGTCAGCCCGTTTTCCGCTGCCGACTTATTTGAAATAAACTATGAACAAAGCGCGGATGTAATGACTTTATGTCATCCTAGCTATGCTCCAAGGGAATTACGCCGTTCCGGGGCTACTAGCTGGGCTTTCACCACGATTACCTTTGCCCCTTCAATAGGAGCCCCAACTGGGGTTTCAGTCGCTGCGTCACCGTCTTCCGGGACGCCTGTGAGCAAATATGTAGTTACGGCGGTTGAATCGACAATCCTGGAGGAATCCGTAGCATCCGGGGAAGTATCCGTAGCCAATGATTTATCAGTAGGAACTAATAAGAATACGGTTAGCTGGAGTGCTGTGACCGGGGCAACAAGATATAATGTTTACAAGGATAAGAACGGGGTGCATGGTTATATCGGCCAGACGCCTGATACATCTTTTGAAGATAACAATATTACCGCTGATCTTCTGACTTCGCCCCCGGAGAACCAGACTCCGTTTACCGGGTCTGATAACTATCCTTCAACTGTTTCTTACCACGACCAGCGCAGGGCTTTCGCTTCAACCAACAATTATCCGCAGACTACATGGATGTCAAGGTCTGGCACGGAATCAAACCTGTCAAGATCAATCCCATCCCAGGATGATGATTCAATACAGTTCAGCCTCGCATCCAGGCAGTTCAACAGCATACGCAATATGGTAGCCCTGGATGACCTTATTATTTTTACTTCCGCCACGGAATGGAAACTATATACCCAGAATTCTGATGCGCTGACGCCTTCTACAATCGGGCTAAGACCACAGAGTTATGTAGGGTGTTCTGCTATTCGTCCCATTGTTTCCGGGGATGCCATCCTATTCTTGGCGAATCATGGCGGGCATTGCTATGATATGAATTATTCATTTGAAACTGATAAATACAAGCCCAGGGATATATCAATCGTGGCTCCGCACCTGTTTGACAACTATACTACGGTTGACTGGGGGTTCGCGAGCGTACCGCATTCCGTTATCTGGATGGTCAGGAACGACGGGAAGATGGTTGGGCTGACCTATTTATCCGGGCAGAAACCTGATGTACTTGGCTGGCATCAGCATTCTACTGACGGGGAATTTGAATCAGTAGCTGTTATCCCGGAATCTACTGATGAACAAATGACTTATGCCATTATCAAGCGGAAAATCAACAATGTAGATCGCAGGTTCGTAGAACGGCTGCATTCAAGGATGTTTACTGATGTAAGGGACGCGTTTTTTGTAGATTGTGGGCTGACCCATGATGATCCTAAAACGGTAACAGCGGCAACCCAGGCGAACCCGGTGGTTATTACTTCCGCTAGTCATGGGTTTAGTGATGGTGATGTAATCCAGATGTCTGATTTTTCAGGGCTGGGCGACGAAGCCGGGATGACTGACCTGAATGGGGGTAGGTATACCGTTCAGAATAAAGCAACAAATACCTTTGAACTGAAAGGGGCTAATGGTTCTGCGACGATTACGGTCACCGATGCAGCCAATATAGCGGTTGGGACCAAGATCACCTTAACCCTGTCAGACGGTTCGACCGTTGTTATGACGGCTACCGCTGCTGACCCCCCGGCAAGCCCAAACGAATTTTCCTTGGGAGATGGGTCTAACAATGGTGTTGCTGACAATATAGCGGTCGGTGCTGGCGGAGTCCTTGGGTTAAATAACATAGCCAACTTGTCCGCACCAAACCCAGCAGCTAATGTGATAACGGTCACGGAAACACCAAGGTTAAGCACATCCAGTTTTCTTTCTATAACCAGCGATGACCCGACCAGGATTGCGGTTACCAACGAAACCGGGATTAATGGGACCGGGTTTGGAGCTTATATCACAGGGGGAAAAGCGCGTAAGGAAATAACCCTGGTAGAAGGGTTGCATCATCTTATCGGTGAAACCGTGGCGATCTTTGCTGATGGTAGTGTATCTCCGACCCAGACTGTAGCCGCGGATGGTTCTATTACATTACCGCATGGGGCTTGCAGGATTCATGTAGGGTTGCCATATGTCTGTGATCTGCAGACATTACCACTCGTTTTTCCAAAGGCGGAAGCACTTGGGCAGGGTGCAATTAAATCTGTAACAAAGGCTTTCATCCGGGTAGATAGGTCACGCGGTATTTTCGCGGGTCCTGACTTTGACCACTTGACTGAATACCCGCAAAGAACGAATGAAGACTATGGAGACCCGACCAGGGATGTATCAGAGGAAATTGAGATAACATTGGAACCTAACTGGACAACCAGTGGTCAGGTTGCTATCCGTGATTCTGACCCGGTACCGATATCGATTCTTTCAATGGCAGTGGAGGTGACTCTTGGCAGTTAAAATACGACAAGGTGATGTTGATGACATAGTCGCATTGGTTGAGCTAGGGCGTGAGATGCACGCTGAAGCCCCATCATTCAACCAGATGGATTATGATTCATCTAAACTATTGCAATTAGGTGTTATGCTGAGTGAACAGGGAGGAATGTTCCTGGCGGAAAAGGATGATAAGGAAATTATCGGGATGTTTCTAGGCGTAATCGTGCCTCATTTTTTCGGGCAGGATTTGATGGCTAACGACCTTTGTTTCTTTGTCAAGAAAGAATATCGTGGTGGTACCGTAGCCCCCAGGCTTGTCAAGGCGTTTGAACAGTGGGCATGGGCTAATGGAACCAAGGTACTCAGGTTCGGTGTTTCTACCGGGGTAGAAGCTGAACGGACTTTAAAACTATATGAAAAACTAGGTTATACACAAACTGGTTACCTGATAGATAAATACTACCAACCTAAGAAGGAGAAAAAAAAATGGGAACAGGCTCAAGCCCGACAGCAGTAGCGGGAACATTCGGTAATACCGGGGGCTGGCAAATAGGTTCGGGTGGCGGAAGTATGACAACCTTTGCTGCAGGGGCTCCAGGCTATACCGGGGCTACTCCATCATTTAGTTCTTTAACATTTGGGCAGGGAACAGGCGGATATACACCAGGTTATACAGGTGGATATGGGCCAGGGCATAGACCTGATTTTGGTGGTGGTAACACATTCGGTTTTCTAGATGATCTTAGTTTCGGTCAAAAGTATGGTATCCAAGCTGGGTTTCAAGCAATTGGTGAAGGAATAAGGGAATATAACCGTG